TTCACAGATTAAATTCATCTGCACTACAATGGCCACAGCATAAGCTGTAGCATGACTCTTCTTAAAGTAGTACTCACCAGTCTCGGGCTTGGTCCAAACTTCCGTCATAATCGTCGTCCATGGCTTCCCAATCAGATAACGTTTGGCAGGGCGGATCATTGCTAGGACGGCAGATAATTGTTCCACGGAAGTCGGCAGGGTCTTCCGGATTATATCCCCATGCCCGTTCAAATGAAATAACAGATTTACAAATTCGTCCTGAAGTAATAGATCCCATAGTGGCTCCTGATTCATTAATTGAACTAGGTGTTCTTCGTCGCGAACACCTTTATAAATTCCAACGTTTAAAAAATCTATTTTAAAATATCCGCTATCGTCTGCTTCGTCATAGGGAACAGAACATAGACCAGTTATTGGATCAACAGGAACTTCGTGAAGATAAACTCCTGTGTTATGTTTAACTAACTTAGCATCTTCCTTTCTACTTGCTACAGTATGTTTAAAAAGTGTCAATGCTTTTTCTCTATCTAAAAAGTCTATGTCAATATCGGGCATTATTGTAACCTTGTACTTTCAAACAATAAGAGTGGCAGCGTTTCTGCTAAAAATTGCGCATACTCTTCGGCATCTTCAGCATCATCAAATCCGCTAAATTTAACATACACATCCGGAGATTCTTCGCCTATAACAACTTCAATGTCTATATCATCACGAGAAATAAATTCTTCGTTATGTTTTAATTCTTCTTCGGGTGGTTCTGGTCTTTTTGGCATTACAATATCTTCGCCTCCTTAAGTACTGCTTTTACTAATTCTACATCGGCAGGCATAGTTTTAAATTTACGAGCCCAGTGTTGCGGGTCAATTACTGCACCAATAATGTCTAATTGCTCGTCGTTCATTCTTTTTAACATGTCTTTTCCTGACTTGCTATTTAACACTACCCAAGGACTTATCAATCCTTCTTTAATATCGTGTGTGGCTCTGTTTAAATTTACATATGCAAAATAATGCTCCCAGGGTGCTTTATTTGCATCACTCCAATCTATCATGGTTTTGATAGTTCTTTGTATTGCTCCATCAGCAGGCTCAATTTTAATAAGCTCACTAATATATTTGTCATACAGTTCATCTCGACACCAATGGTCAAGTTTAATCCCACTCTTAACAACAAAGTCAATAAATCTTTCCGGATATATCGGATTTGTGTTAGATAGGAAACTGCCAAATTTTACAAATGCTGTGTAAAAACTACTTGTAGCAAATTCATCAAACGTTTTAGGTTTAGCTGCCTTTTGTGTTAATTCATAGAATCGTTGAAAAGTTAACAAACCTAGTTGTACGTGTTTTTCAGATTTTCCTAAGTATCTGCGTTTTTGCTCACAGATGTGTATTACTAAAGTTTTTTCTTTAGCAAATAGTTTTTCACAGAATTCACACTTATAATTTAATTTCATTAATTTGCTTTTTGTCCCAACCAAGGTCCTTAGCATATTCTTTAATCTCTTTATCAGTTGTAATAGCAGCCAACGTTTCTATATCAGATATTTTCATATCTGGAAATAAGTTTGCTAAAAATTCTACTTTTTTATCTTTTTGTTTTTTAAGAGGAAGCCATTCGTGAAAATAAGTTTTCTTTGAATCGTGACTACACAAACACAATGTCTGCCAAACCAGCTTAGGATGTTTCTGTATCAGCGACCAGTTTTTATTATAAAATTCGTTTGTAGTTAATAAAAAATGTTCTTGTAATTCTCTATTATTACTTTTAACATTGCTGATATATCGATTAAGATTCCAAAAATCGCCTTTAATTTCTTTTCGGCCTTCTTCAGTTACAGCATCCCACAATTCTTTCATGCCCATGTCCACTGCCGGGATCATGTCGCTAAAAAGATCTACGTGTTTATTTTTTCCCATTGTCTTTACTCAGTAAGTAGATTATTTTAACACGATCTATAGCCTCTTGTAAAGTAGGATTAGTTTTAGCCATTCGACGGATTTCACCCCACAACTGATCTTCTTTAATATGTTCTTGTAACGGTCGTCCGTCATTAGTTCTGTTATCGTAAGTCCAGCCAATTTCTTTACGAGTGGCTGGATCAGAGCCGAATTCTCTAGCGTAGACTATACCGTCGGCACGTTCGTATATGTACGATGTGTTTTCTTTAAGCTGTCCCATGTTTGTTAAACCCCACAGTTTCCCGCTCAATATCGTCATGATCAAACTCTGCCCAATACAATTCAAATGCTACAATATCAGTTACTGCTTCGAATTGATGATATTCGCCCGGAGCAACTTTTGTATATTGTCCAGCTGTTAGTATTGTTTCATCTACTAGATCGTAGTTGTTTTTCCATACTCGAACAATCATTTCTCCAGATTCTACAAAGAATCCATTCCACTTATATTTGTGTTTATGTTTAGAACAAACGCCGCCGGCCCTTGCTTCTAATCGATGGAATTCTAATACTCCGTTTGCTTCTAGCAATTCGGTAACTCCCCAAACTTTTCCTGCTTTCATTTAAATCACCTTATCTAATTGTAAGATTTCGCTCTGTCTACTTATTTCTTTGACAAAAAATACACACGGCGGACTAGGGCCGTCGTGTAATGGCACTGTTAACAGTTGTCCATTTTTCATTTTAGGAAAGTACCACCGAACATCTTGATAGATATTTACAATTTCGATAGGGTAGTATTCACATTTAAATCCGTTTACAGGATTAAAAGAGAATGCATCAAATCCTCGTTCGTTTAAACTAGTTAACGGTAATACTTCTGGATCTAGACCACAATCCTTATCTCCGACTATCATACACCAATCCAAAGGCATCTGTACTTCGTAGCCTCCGATGTTTAATAAAATAGCCGGACTATTAAATGATTCTAAAAAAATCAGTGGCATAAAATAGAAATCCGGTTCGCTGGGATTGCTGTTATCAAGGACTGAAAATCGAGTATCTTCATCAACTTCGTCTGGTAAATCATTTAGATCAAAAGATCTATTGTTTAATGTTAAAATTTTCATATGTTCACTTTTGTTATTGTAAAGGGGTACTTCGCCTCTTTATAGTACTTCTTTCTTTCAGTAAGATGTCTCTTGGAATATTTGCAGGCGGACGTGATATCCCAGATCTCAACGTGGTCTTTGTCCTGCGCTTTTCTAATGCCTCGCCCAATACTCTGTATAACTCTGACAAAGCTCTTTCCGGGTTCCACAAGAACCAAATTAAAAATCCTTGGAATATTAATACCCACAGCGGCCACACCATAAGTCGCCACAATAATCTTGTCATTGCTTGTTTTAATTTCATCATATTCATCTTTCCTGTCGTCAAGTTTCATTCCACCACTAACAAAGACAGCTTCAGGAATACGTTCTATTAATTTATTGCCGGTGTCAATTCTATTAATTAACACCAATGTGTTTCCCGTTAATGCCAATTCTTTAATTTTATTTGCCAACCAAGTAACACGTGAGTCGTCGGTGACTAAGAACGCATATTCGTCTGCAAAACTTCTAAACGCCTGTACTTCATTTGTTTGTAAAATATTAATCTGTAACTGTGCCAACACACCTTTTTCTTGTAGGTCGTGTGCAGAAACTTGATTAATAACTGGACCAATACTAGCTAAAATGCCTTGAAACTCCCAAGCTTCTTTAGGTATAGTTCCAGTCAATCCCCATCGTATGGCACAGTTTTTAAAGTTTTGAGTTAATAGTTTAGTAAGTACTTCTGCTTTAGCTTGATGTACTTCGTCAACAATAATAGCTGCTACACCTTCTATAAATTCTGCTAAAGATAAGGCATCGCCGTCATAACTATTTTTGTCTAGTACATTAAGACTTTGCCAAGTACAGATAGTATGGGTTTTTCCTAGTTCTTTACGATCACCGAAGTATACACCAACATCAAGTCCTAGGTTCTTATAATCTTCTTCAGTTTGTACTACTAGACTTTTATTAGGAACAATAACCATTGTTCGTCCGTATTTTTCACTAAGGTGACTCAGTGTAGCTGTGGTAATTGTCTTGCCAGCACCGGTAGCAACTTCTTGTAATGCTTGAGGATTATCGCAAAATTTATTGACTACATCGTATTGATAATCACGAAGTACAATCGGATCTCCAGCATTAGGGTGACCTTTGGGCCAAGTCTTGCCTTTGTCTGCCCAATAATTTTCAGTAACGTGTGTAAATTCTATTTTGCTATGATGACGTAAATCTTCAATATCTATTTCATATCCAGAGTCTTGGATGATAGGTAGAATAACATCTAGGTGTGCAAGATAACCGTTTCCGCCAATACCAAAATATGTTTTAGTGCCATCCCAACGACCCAATTTGTAAGCAGGCATGTGACGAGCGTAAGGCAAATCAAATTTTAGTTTGTTGACAATTTTACGCCTAGTTTCAACACTTAAGCCTTCACACTTAATGTTTACTTCGTCTTTTATTATTAATTTACAAACTGACAATTTTTTTATTCCTCGGGGGAGTAGGTGTAATTTCTCCCACATAACATATACAGGAGTGGCTTGCTAACCACGAAGCCGCAACGGGTTCATTATGAGGAGTATAACTATTTGTTACTACGATTTTAACATCTATATTCTTAGTAAACAACCACTTGGGCGGTTTATGATTGAATATTAAAATACGACCCTCATCAACTTTTCCACCTAGACCTTGTTCTTTGATCCAGGTATTTAGATTGGAATTTTTGTCAGCTTCGTCTCTAAAACACACCTTAATTAAATTCCGTGCATTATGTAACTCAGCTGCTCTTACAAAATGTTCTAACCATTCTACAACATTTTTAGTATTTCTGTCTAACAACACACAGGCAATTCCACCTATATCATTGTACAGTTCAAAAAAACTATCTATTGACTTAATCCAAAAAGATTTCTCGTCTGTTGATGAAATTTTATCAATTATTGTTTTTGGAGCTCCTTCAATGCTAACAGGATATCCCATAACTTTTGCTAAAAACATGTTGTGATTAACTGAATCAGTTTTATGTTCTTCCCAGTATGTCTGCGAAGATTCTACGGCATTGTGTAGTACAACTGTATCATTTTCAACAGTGCTATAGCAAATTACATCGTGTTGATGCTGCCAAATTTCTTCTACTTGACTTACAGCATCAAGAAAAGAATTATCTATTTCAAAGTTATATTTTTGACAAAATTCATGTAGATGTATAATATTCTGATTATACAAATTCATTACTCGTAACTGCCTATTATGATCCCATTGGCTAACAAGTTCTCCTTTGGAATTTTCAATCTCAGTTTCAAACTCTTTCTTTAAGGAATAGGGAAACTTTAAACAAACATTAATATCAGTTTCTGTCTGTTCAACAAATATAGATTTTGTTAAATCTAAAGTTCTAAATGGATTTTTCCAAACAAGATTAGGTAATATATCAGTAAAATCTAATCCGCACTTTTTAGCAAAGTGTTTATACTTTTCTAAAATTTTTAAAAGATATGCACCCTGATTAGCAGTTAGTTTCTTTCCGGCAGCTATCTGATTATAAAAACTATCGCATGCACTTGAATCTGATTTTTGTAGAATTGTCGTATGAGTTCCACATAATACAAAAAATTCTACGAAGGTATCTTCAATATATACAGAGGTTGACATCTAACTATTTTAACATGTTACACTGTGAGAGTCAACAGTTATTTTATTTTTTCAATGAGACTTTTCATGGGAGCTCCAGTTAGTATTTCGGGCATTGTCCATTCAGTATGTGCTAATTTTATAAACCAATCTTCTCTAGGCTTGAGTATTGGATTTTCTATATTCTCTATAATATCACTAATATCATATGCTAGGCTTGAAGAGTCTGTTATTATTGGAACGCCATCAATTGCTGCTTTTATAGCTGGGCCACTGTTGAAATTTACCACGCAGTGATAGTTACAATCAAAATTATAATCGTCATAGGTTTTGGGAACCTGTCTTGGAATATCTATTGTAACTCCGGGAACACGTAGATTAAACAATGCTCGAGGATGAGGTCTGACGATTATAGGTCTTGCCGAAAATTTACGAATTTCTGTGATTTTTCGTCTCATCCATTCGTCTAGTGGAGGTTGTCCTTTCCATTGCAGACTTTGTTGATGTTGCCCTGCAATTAGTATTTCAGGACGTCTATTAAATTTTTCAGGTGCCAGCTCGATGCCTAATTTTTCAGGTCTGTCAAGGTCTAAATTTTCGCTATTTGCAAAAATTCCATGACCATTCACATTGGTCAAAGACAGTCTCCATGTCTTGCCACGAATGAGATTACCTACTTCAACAATCATGATAGGTCGTCCTAGTGCTATGGCTCTTTCGTATATTTGTTGATTGAACTCCATCCTGCCTTGCCATAAAACAGACCATATAACATCCACGTCTTGACCACTATCAACCACCGAAAAACCAATATTTTTCAACCCGTGCTCTAGCGCAGTGAACACAGGTACACTGTTTAATGCTCCATACTCTTTATAAATTCTGAACTTCATCTAGTTAATAAATATATGAGTATTTAATGATTATCTATGGGAAAATTTACAAAACGATTGAGAAAAATTAACAAGAATTTCCGAAATATTTTAGTAGTAGGTGCTGCTTTTGGAAATTTAGAAGAGTTACTCGACGATGCTCCGACAGTGTTTGTATTGTATCCTAAAGACGAATCATTAAGACGTAAAAATTTAATTCATAGAGAAAATATTGAAAGTACATTCACAATACCAGAGGTAGATTTTGTCATTATCGACAAAGAACTGGTTCATGTGATACCTACATTGTTACCTTTATGGAGAGCATGTTATCCTTTTATAATGATCGAAGGCGATATTAAAAATTCTCAAGAACATTACAAATTTTTAAAATCTAATTGTTATAAAATAATAGACATACACAAACATTATCATCTTTGGAAAAATTAATGACGAAAATTGCGGTTGTAACAACGTTTCATGAACCAGGATTAAGACAATACGGTCAACGTATGATCGATACCTTCTGCAAAAACTGGCCAACAGAAATTACCCTACATGTTTATCCGGAAAAATGCAATCCTCGAGTATCGGATCATTCTAGGATCACGCTAACTGACTTAGATTCTGTCGAAGCACTAACCGCATTCAAAGAAAAATGGAAAAATGTCCCTAAAGCCAACGGTGACGTAACAAACGATCCAGTTCGCTCAAAAAGAAAAGACGCTGGCAAGGGATTTAAGTGGGATGCTGTGCGTTTTGCTCACAAAGTCTATGCAATTTTTGACTGTGCTAAAAATACCGATGCAGATATTTTATTCTGGATGGATGCCGACACTGTTTGTCATAGTCCTATACCGTTATCGACTATTGAACGTTTTTGTTCTCCTGAAATTGACTTGGGATTTTTAGGTAGAGAAGGAAAATATACAGAATGTGGTTTATATTCGTTAAATCTTCGAAGTCCGGCAGTACAAGAATTTTTAAAAAAGTTCCAATACTTTTATGACAATGCAGAAAGTGGAATTTTTACCTTAGACGAATGGCATGACAGTTTTGTATTTGATGCTGTTAGAAAACAAGTAGCATTAAAGGAAAATAACTGGAGTGCTGGCATAATTGCAGGTGAAGGGCATCCGTTGATTAACAGCGAGTGGGGTGCATACCTGGATCATCTTAAAGGTGATAGAAAAAGTACAGGGCGAAGCAAAAGCAAGGATCTCAAAGTAAAAAGAACAGAAGCATATTGGCAATAATAATAGATTAGGATCTAAATAAATGGCACATACACAACAACTAACCTACATTAGCAGCATTAAAGAAAAATTTAAAAATAATTTTGAAAATTCAACAGTTCTCGAAATAGGAAGTCTTAATATTAATGGATCTATAAGACAGTTTTTTGATAATTGCAACTATACAGGAATAGATGTTGGACCTGGTAAAGATGTTGATATAGTATGTGAAGGACAAACATACAATGCCTTGGATAATTCTGCCGATACTGTTATAAGTTGTGAATGCTTCGAACACAATCCTTTTTGGGCCGAAACATTCTTTAACATGCTTAGAATTTGTCGGTCTGGCGGCATTATAATTTTTACCTGTGCTACTACTGGTAGAAAAGAACACGGAACTACTAGAACTTCTCCTGCAGATTCTCCCCTCACTATAGGCAAAGGATGGGATTATTATAGAAACTTAGTAAAAGAAGATTTTGAAAGAATTGCAGATTTAAATTCGTTGTTTTCAAATTTTGAATTTTCTTCAAACTCTTCGTCTAAAGATTTATATTTCTGGGGCATAAAGAAGTGATTAGTATTTTAACACCTAGTAGAAGTAGACCTCAACTAGCACATCGAATGGTTACTTCTGCTATTAAAACAGCAGGTTGTAATCTTGAAATAATGTTATATCTCAACAATGACGATCCGCTATTAGAAGAATATAAACAATTATTCGATCCAAGTCAATATACCATTGGTCCTAACCAAAGTACATCATACAGCTGGAATTTAATGGCAGAGAAGGCTAAACATGATATATTATTTCTAGTAGGAGACGATTGTGAATTCATAACTCCAAATTGGAGTTTTTTAGTTCTTGATGCATTTGATCAATATCCAGATAAACTAGTGTGTGTCTATCCTAGAGCACCTAGTGTTAGCAAATATAAAAGTCCGCATTTTTGTCTACATAAAAATTGGATCAATACTCTGGGATACTTTCTACCTCCTCATTTTTATCACTGGTATGTTGATACTTGGATTTTAGAAATAGCTCAACGAATAGAAAGACATCATCTAATACGTGCATTTGAGCTTCCCATTGAAGTAGTAAAAGATAAGGTAACTAATGACTATCATACCTCTTGGATGAAGCAGAAAGACGATTGGATGTGGAGTAAAACGCAACGTCACCGAGATGCTGATTACGCAGCATTAGTTGATGCTATTAAAAAGTTTAAATAAATTTTTTCATATGTGTCCAGCATTCTCCGGACTTTAATTCGTCAAAGTTCCAATGGAACATACTTAATCGTTCAACCCATCGTTGTCTATCGGGCAGTAGTGGGTTTTCTATTTGTGATAAGTCTGTATTAGCAACTTCTGCACATTGGCTACGTAACGGATCTGTTACAAAAATAGGAACACCTTCTATTGCTGCACCTACTACGGGACTGGAATTATAATTTACTGCGGCCCAGCAATCTTTTAAATCATCTTCTAGATTTTTATTGTAACTTAGAACAACACGTTTACCAAATTTAATTTTGCATCTTCCTAATCTAGGATTGAGATAGTCGAAACTGTGTTTATCTCCCGGATGTGCTCTAACAACAATTTGTCTATCTGTATGTCTTTGTATTTCTTCGATAGCCGTTACTGCCCAATCTTGAACATCCAATCCGCCCATTGACCAACCACCGTTACGTTGTAAGCAGAGCAATACGTGGTCACCGTTTGTTCGCCAATCTTTTAATTGTAGATTAGATCTGGCGCTAATTTTTGCCCATCTAGTTGGATCTATTTCACTGTCACAATATATTCCGGTATTAGGAAATATTCCGTTAAAACTATATCGTAGATAATGTAGTGGATTGTCTTTATTTTTGTAAAGGAATAAATTACTGTCGACTGCTACTACATACTTGTTAAGTTTTAATTGTTGTTGTATTACTGTATTTCTTAATTGCAAATGTTTACTAGATGGAATGCCCGGAGCAACCCATCCTTGTATGATAGCAATATCCGATGGTCTATAATTATGATCTTGATAGTCATGCACTATTGTTCCTGCTTTTCTTGCCCCTTCGGAAAAGTTTAACAGAATATCAATTTTTTCTTGACTTTTTTTATTTGGTACAGACCCATGATAAACAGCTAATATAGTCATATCATGTTTCGTTCAGTATCCTAAATGCGGATCCGTCTTTTAATTCAGTATTATGAAATTGTCCATAGGCTAAGTGGCAAGCCCATGCATATCTTTTATCTCTGTCGGGATAATAAGGAGTTTCTATTTTGCTTAAATCTTGTAGTGTTACTGGACTAGCTGCATGTGTTGCAGATAACGTAAAGGCCGGATAACCATACATCACAGCTTCGGTAGCAGCATTACTATTAAATGTTACTAATGCATGTACATCGTCATCTAAGGCTTCTTTTAAGGTATTGTGTACAACTCTGTCGATTCTGCTTTTTACACGATCTCTAACTACAATTTCTCTATCTGTGTGTTGCTTAATAATATTAATAGTTTCTGCTAACCATTGATCCAAATCTAAACCATAGAACTTCATTGGTTTTTCGTCTGGTTTTGCTATTAGGATTTTACGGCCACCTTTCTTCCAATCATACAACGGTATTGACAGTCTTTTAAATCTATCATCGGGTCTTGTAATGATTTCGTTATTGTGTTGTAAATCATTTTTAACAATTCTATGATACAATTTCCAACCTAACGGATTTAGGGGATTTTGTTGATTACCCATATAACCAGTATCCATAAAATAGAAATCTCTGTTAGACTTCCAACATTCCTGAATTGTTTTCTTTTTAAGAATACCTCGTATAACTATGGGATCGGTTGAATCTTCAAAATTAAATTCTTTAGTAGATACAACTCTTCCACCGGTGCCCATGGCAAACATATTAATATATTCGTCTTGGCCGTCTTTGCTTAAAAATATCCAGTTGTTCATTTAGGATTATTCCAAAATTTTGTTCTTGTTAAACTTTTCTTTCCGTCTTCGTCAACTAAGGCACGACCCATTAGGTGAGAACAAATTTCAATTTTAACATGGTATTGATTTATAGCATTGTCTGCAGGCAAGAATGTTTTTTCATATACTTCTAAAAGTTTTTTTGCTGCATGTGGTTTGATTACGTATCCCATTGCTCCGGGCATAGAACTCTTTGTCCACGGTTCTGCAAAGGGGCGGCCACTTGGACTATTGAGATTGGTCCAATAGTCTGCACTCTTAGTAGGATGTCCAATAGCTACTATCAATACATCTTCCCAAGTAACAGATTCAAATCCTCTGGTTAATACAACATCGTCTTCAAAAATCATAATGGGTTTATTCAAATCTACGCATTTTTGCCATAGTCTATAATGTCCAAGGAAACATCCTCGTACTCCCGGAGACATTGCTTTAAGCACAGAGGTATCATCGGGTGCAGGCGGTGAATTTGGACCTTTAATACCCCATGGATGTACTTTTCTACCTTCCAATTCCATAACATCTACAGCTTCATTGCCTAACACACCTTCAGCTAAATGTGCATTGATACCATATTCGTTTAGAGATTTCTGTAAATCTACTGCTGTTTTTAAACTTGCTGGTATAGACGGCAAGTGGATAATAAATGCATCCATTTTTTCTTTTCCTTCGTCTCGCTCTACTACTGCATCGTACGCATTCATCCAATGTTCTGAATAGTCACATGTTTTATAATTTTTAAACCACGGACCCCCTAACGTATAGTGTAGAGCTTTTGGAGACCCATCTATTGGTTCTTTATACCAGTCTGTTAGCCAATTCCATTCTAGAGACAAACTTCCGATAGCTTCATCTGGTAACCAGGCAAATCTGTGCAGATATTTTCCTGGCTCTTCGTTGACCATTCTTAGATCTAATGCGCGATTTAGCCTATGACCGCAGTTCCATAGAATAAAAGAACTCCAATTTTTTCTTGGATAGTTTCTCTGTAATGCTCCGTCCATTTTTTCTATTTCTGCAGGAGTATAATCATGCTTAACTACCATAACAGCATATTGTTCGTCTGCTTGATCAAAGACTTTTTTTACATCATCTAAAAATAAAAAATCACAATCAGTAAAAATTGCCCAACCTTGATAGTTTGATAGGTACGGAACTAAGAATCGAGTAAAGGTAAATTCTGTTGAGGAGAATTTATCCGGATCTCTCCAGTATAAATTATTTTGAATAACTTCGTGTTGTTTAATAGGAAAGACGTTTACATCTTTATTATGATTGTGAATACTATATTCACACACTTTGTAGGCAATATCTTCTCTTGAATCCCATCCAACATATACTGTAGGTACTTGTTCTCTAACAATATCTTGTTCATCGCATTTATCACCGTATTGTATTTCTACGACTTTAACAGGAACGTCAAACGGATTAGTTAATTGATGCCATTCACCGACTGGAACTTTATATTCGCCGTGATTGTTAATAGTAATCTGCTGCATCGGGATGCCGTTATCCATTGCACGATTTACTACTGCTTTTCCTTCACTAATAATCCAATATTCTGATCTTTGTGAATGACGTTGCATTGATAAACTTTTGCCTGGATTCACTGTGAGTTCTTTAACTTTCATTCCCGGAACTTCGTGTAACACACGATAATAGCCCCAAGGTTTGATTGTCTTTGGTGATTTCCAATCTTCTAATATCCAGCTGCTGGAATTCTTTTTGTCTTCACCACCTACACCGAATACAAATTCTAAATTAAAATCATTGACGCTCATTTCGGGAATATTATCTTTGGTCCTATCACCGCCATTAGCAAAAATTATTCTGTCTTCTGGAAATTCATCTCGAACTTTAATAATAGCCGCAATTGCACTATTATTGCTATCATTAAATGTAATGACTTTGTCAACACCGGCAATATTTTCTATGATTGTTTGTCGTTCTAAAAGAGGCATAAATGCACGACCTTTTTTTCGACGTAGCCAATTGTCGGAATTTATTCCTACTATTAACATATCGCCTAAGGCTTTTGCTGCTTTGAAGTAGGCAATATGCCCAGAATGAAGGGGGTCGAAACCCCCTGTGATTAGTACAATGCGTTTCATGCAGATATTTATCTGCGCATATTACTTCAAAATTTATAACTGACTTTGCCAGTATTTGGAATTTTTAAGCCAGTTATGGTAAATTTCAAAACCTTCGTCGATGTCAATTTTAGGATTAAATCCAAAGTCTTGACGTGCTGCTGTAATGTCTAATGCTCCGCGACTAGGGAAATCTGCATCTTTATCTCGAACTTCGATTGAACCTTTACCTACTAATTTAACAGCTAATTTGGCAGCAGCTAATAAAGTTTTACTATGACTTTTAGTTATATTGTATGTCTTATTTGCAGCCAGGGGAGATAATGTTGCATTAACAAAGCCGTCAGCAGCATCATCAACATAGGTAAAATCTAAAGTTTCATTGCTGCCATTTACTTTGAGAGTTTGATCCCTCATTGCTGTTAACAAGAATTTTGATATAACACGATCTTCAACATCTAAAGGCCCGTAAACAGCACTGGGTCTTAATATAGTATACTCAATACCATGCTTTCGTGAATAGTCTTTAACTAACCATTCTCCTGCAAGTTTCATAATACCATATTGTCCAATTGGATTACATGCTGCATCTTCGGTAACATAGTCTTTAAAGTCACCATAGATCATACTGCTACTGGCATAGGTAAATCTTTTAATTCCGTGTTTAACTGCGGCTTCTAATAAAACCAACAATCCAGTGCTCATTACAGTACTACCTAATACAGGATCTGCATTAACTACTTTTTGTCTAGGAAAGCTAGCTAGATGAATAATAGTATCAATCTTATTATGAGAAATGACATGTTCGACCATAGTCTTTTCGACTATGTCGCTTTCATATGAGGGAAGATTGCCTACTAGCTTTTTTCTTTCGCTAATAAGATAATCTAGTTCGGATTGTGGGATGATTCCGTAGTTTGTACAACTATCGTAAATAACAACCTTGTGTCCTAAGTTAGATAACTTTTGAACAACATTATGTCCTATTAATCCAAGACCGCCTGTTACTAAAATGTTCATAATGTTGCGTCTTCCAATCCTGCTGTGCGTAATTTAACAATATTAGATACCTGCCATTGTTTAATATCAAGAGCTTTAATAATTCCAAGCCACTTGTTACGCAACAGAGCAAAGTCGTTGATAATCTTTTCAAAGTCTACAACGTCTGCTTCGCCTTCTACAAACTTTTCACAGTCTCTAGAAGACAAAGCACGTTGATAACTTTCTAAATACTTACGAAAATGTTGACTACGAAGGCGTCTTAGTTCAATATTTAAATATTCTAAAATACCTTCAATCTCTTGAAGTTGGTTAAATCGGTTTTCAACAATACCTGGCATATTAGCAGCAGCTCTTTCAAGGTTTCCCGCTATGCGAACATCAGTCTTTGCTGCTAGTAGTTCAACTTCATAATATGCCACAGCATCAGGTATGTTTGAAATATCTTTAGAAACCCGATCATACCAATTCATTTATTCCTCATCTTCGTAATATTCTGGATCTTCATCGTCAATAGATTCACCGTCGATAGCATAGTTAATAGCGTCATCGAGATATCCATCAACACCTTGCAGACTTTGTAACACACTTTCTTTAATACCATAGTCTAACAATGTATTAACAAAGTCTGCGGCTAAATCTTTTCGATGTTTTTCTGGAATGTGTTCAATGACCAATGTCCAAATGTCTGCAATTAAATCTTCTTTCATTCAGTAATCTCCGTTTCAGGTTCAACATTAGTAGTTATCTCCGAAGCGGAAATTTCGCCGTGTTTTGAAATGTCTGCCATTGTGATATCCAGACCGTCTTTCTCATTGCGTTCCCAAGCCTTGCGGAACTGTTTGATAATCTCGCCATCCTTGGTAGTGTAGACAAGACTGTTACCTTCTTTCTTGAGCAACCCTTTGGCTTCAAACAAGTCGACTAATCCACTATATGGACTCATACCTGTTTCGTAAGGAATCTCAACCTGTACACTTTCAAACGGCTTTGCATAACGGGTTTTCATAATCTTACAGGCTGCACGAATACCTTGAACAGTTGAAGTCTTATTGCCATCGGCATCAAGTTTCAACTTGAGTTTACGCATGGCAACAACAATCGAACTTGCATAGATAAAACCTTGACCACCTGAAATTTTATCATCTGGATCAAACATATCTTGACTTGCATATGTGTGATTGGTACATACCATACCAATATTATATGCGCCGAACATATTAACGCAGTTGCGAACAAGTGCGGTCAGTGCCTTAGGCTTACGACCCATGTCACCTTTCATATCACCTGCTTGGAATTGATTAACATCTGTGGGAGTCAACAACATACCCAATGAATCAATAATAAACAAGATCTTGGGACGGTCTGCCTCATCCATTGTTTTGTATTCTGCAATAAATTCTGTGATAGTCTTAGCCACATCGTCAATCATAGCCATGTTAAGTTTTAACAACTTATCCGGGCTTGTATCAACACCAAGAGCGTGTAACCATTTTTCATCTAGCGCATTTTCTGTATCGATTAAGATAGGGTAAATGCCCTGTGCTTGTGCGTTCTTAACTAGGTTACCTGAACAGATAAAACTTTTACCTGCACCAGATTCACCTGCAAACACAGTAACTTTACCCAACGGAATACCTCGATTAAAGTCTCCGCTGATAAGATAGTTTAATGCGTAGTTGTTTGTACTGACCCAATCAGTTGGATCGTTAAAGCCAATACTCAAGCCGTCAATAGACTTAGTGATCGATTTTCTAAATTTGCTAATATCAAATGCTTTTGCCATTATAGTTCACCCTTTGGTAGTTTCTTTGGGCTTACAACAATGTCGTCACGACCAATTGCTTGCAGCCAAGTGTTTAGTCTTTTAATTATAACAGAATCATCCTTGGGATTATCAAATCTAACATCAATATCTGCCACTGTGTCGCCCGATTGATCTTCGCGACTATTATAACTTAGAGAAAAGTTCTCATTTACTTTTAATACTTTTGCCATTTTTATTCTCCTATAGTGGTAAGAGAATAAGGGCACAGTCCCTTATTCTCTATGACAACTTATTGCTTTTGACGATTACGAATCATTGCAAGAATATCTTGCGCACGACTTGCACCATCACTGCCTGCAGAAGCGGCGTCTGCTAGGTTAACACCTTTAACTGGTGCTATAGGAGCGGTATCAAACGGTGCATCGTCTTCGTCTGCTACTGGAGCAGGAGTACTTGCACTCACACGAGGCGTATAAGCCTTGTTAGGATCACCGGTATTCTGGCCCATACCAGCTGGTTTGAAGTATTGACCCCAACGTTCCATGTCATATGGCTCGCCGTCGACAGATGCTTCAAACATTTCCTTCATTACTTTTAATTCTACATCAGTGGGTTTCTTTGGAAGAAAGTCTGACAAGTTCCAAGGCTGGTGAGCAACCAATGCTGCGGTTTCTACTTCGCTCAAAGCACGTTCACGACGGCTCCACTTACTAGTAGAGTAGTCAGCAAATCCACCTTTGCTAGTTTTAGCAATACGGAAGTCAACACCTTTTAGGGCATCTGTTGGCAACTCATCCAATTCTGGATCCATCAATGCTGAACGGATAATTTGATAAATCTGTGGGCCGATAATAAATCTACGGATTGGATTTTCTGGTTTCTTGTCTTCACCGATAGGATCTTCTACTACAAAGCCTTGGAAAATGTAACTACGCTTCTTCCAATACTTACGACCCATTTCTTCTAGTGATTTATCTTTAAACCAACCACGTACATCTGAAAGAATTGGGCAAACTGTACCGTCATTGTACATTTCAACGCAAGGAACTTGCACTTGAACTGGACGACTATCTGATTCACCTTTGATACCTGCGAACGGCAATTTGATCATTGCACGTTCTACCCAGAAGAATGTGTTGTTTGGATTACCGTCGGGTAGTAAGCGAATTACTGCTTCCTTGCCTTCAGCCATGTTCCAATGTGGGTAAATTGCGTTGTCTCCACCGCCGGTGGATTGTCCTGTGGACTTGCCTTGTGCTTCTTGAAGTTTTGCACGAATTTCTGCTAATGTAGCCATTTTATATGCCTCCTGTATATGCCTAAAATGTTTATATGCCTTATGCACATGTTTTATTATGTGCTTTTTATTTAGTAAAGTCAACGACTATCTTATCTAAATTTGAATATATTTCTACCAATAAAAAAGCCCACTTATGCGTGGGCCTTTCTATACGCTGCCATTGCTTTTGCTCTGGCTACTGCCAATCTAACTAGTACATAATCACTAATATCATCTGGTTGGATTCTATCTGACTTGTCTAAATCACGACGACGATAACTTGTTATTAGATCTTCATCGTCAATGGTACTGGAAGGATCGCTCCCTCCGAGTATCAAAGACTTTCTAAGTGGATTACTTCTTAACAGCTTCTGTTTTGGTATCCTTAGCGGCAGGTGCTGGTGTTGCACTTTTAGTGGCATCAGCTTTTGCGACCTCTGGCTTTGCTTTCTTTTCTTCTTTCTTAGCCGGTGTTGCAGCAGCCGGTGCCGGAGCACTTGCTGTAGCAGCAGGAGCAGCAGGAGCAGCAGGAGCAGCAGGAGCTTTAGCTGGCTCAGCGGCGAAAGCAGACACTGCGAATGTTGATACGATTAAAGTTGCGATAAGTTTGTTCATGATATTTCCTTTAAGGTTGATTTTGAACTAATACCAGTCTGTAACAATTACAATTAGCATCGAGAATATTCTCATAATGATAACCTATTGGTGCAAATGGTTGGGTGTTAGGATACACTTGTACTGGCCATTGTTGTACTATTACTGGCTGTGGCGTAGGCCTTGTTAGAGCATACGTTACTACGCTTCCGATCACAAGCGGAGCAATCCATTCTACACGAGGCGCACCTTGACGATGACCATGATGATTCCAATGATTCGGATTTGCTTGACTTGTCCCACTTAGTAGTGTCAGACTCGCAATCAGTGTAGTAGCTAAACGTTTCATACATAATGCCTCCTAGCATACATATACAACGCCTTAGAGACAGATTTCGTTGACAATCAATTTAGCCAAAAGAAAGGGCACCTAAGTGCCCAATCTAATAGAGTTAACTAGACTCTAACTGCGACGAAATTGTTACATTCCTATGCCTTGACTAATGCCTGACAATTGTTTAATACGAGATAATTCTGCAATCTGTGGATCTTTCTGTTGTGGTGCCATTCTTTCTACAAATTTACGAGCAACTTGTTCTGCCTGTTCGCCAAATTTCTTGCCTACCATTGTACAAACGCCTTCTGGGCCTTTAGGGAATGTACCTGAATCTTTATCGTAAAAGCTATGAATAAATTCTGCCAACTCTTGTATGTTTGCGCCTCTGTTTTTAGCTAATGTATCCCTATGGCTAATTCTGCTGTCTTTTTCTTTTTCTAAATCTTGTTGAGAAACTTTCCAATCTGCGTCTCCACTTGCCTTACGCTGTGCTGCTGGGATATCTTTTTTGTCCGGACCTTCTTCCATACCTTCGTATCTATCATCATACCCGTCATCATCGTCGCCGCTGTTCATCTCGTCTGCAATTTCTTGAATTCTTTCTTGAACACTTTCCGGAAAATCATCAGTGTATATAGAAACTTTCTTTCCATTACCGTATGCTGTAATACCTGTAATCTCACTATATGCATCGTAATCTGGTTCTAATTGAAGGCCAGTTCCATGTTCTCTTGAACCTCGCTCTGCTGGATTATAATCTGATTCAATATCAATATCTAACATTATATAAACATCTTCAGCTGGACTTTCTGCATCTTCATAGTCAACACCGTCGGCCACAGCTTCTAAATCAACAATAGCTGTGATGTCAGTACTTCCAATCATAACTTTTGTAACTTTTGGTCTGCCTGATTCGTCTCTTT